GGAGTCAGGCATAAAGAACGTAGTGATCATGGCGTTTGACATAATGGGTGCCCAGCAGTGGGAGATGGATACACCAAGCAGGACACAGAACAACATATATAAGAATTCAATCAACTACCCAGACAGGGCCAGCATGAAGGCCTACCTCAAGTACGAATGGATGTATCAACTGCGACAGATATTTAGGAAATTCCCCAACACCAACTTCCACTTCATAAACAGGCGAGAGTACCTTGAAGGCAATCCGTTCCTGCGATGGTACTTCGACCAGCCCAATATCAAGTGTGGCATATACGCTGACCTACAGAGATGGATCACAGGATCACGTGACGACATCAGATGGAAACAGTTATAGGGTCTTGGTACTGCTGGCGTCCAACTGATATACCTTACGCATCTTGACACCCACTGACTGTGCGAACTTCTTGGAATCACAGTTATTGCACACGTGTTTGTAGTCGTTTGAAGCACGTTCCGGATCAACCTTGCCCTTGGGTCTCATGAATGTCTCCGAACAGGCGTCGCACTTGAACACATAGATAAGGTTCTTCCTGTGGTAGTTGTGCATTGTACCCAGTTTGCTCTCCCTCTTGTACAACTTCATCGTCTTTAGGGTTTCTATGAACATATTATTATTTAATAAATACGAATAACATATTATGGCAAGACTAACAATAGACACAGGAGCAGTAGGAAACCCAGCCACAGGCGATACTTTGCGTACCGCTATGACCAAGGTCAACACCAACTTTGAAGAGGTGTTTTCGCTGGTAGGCGATGGCGACACAGGATTGTTGACAACAAGTGTCACTAACGGTGACCTAAAACTCCAGGCAAATGGCACAGGTATAATTGAAGTAGATCACTTGCAGGTCAATAATACTACAATTTCACCAATAACGACCAATGCAGATATCACACTGACAGCAAACGGAACAGGTAATATTGTTTTAGATGCAGTGACCATATCCGATAACATTATTACGGCAAATAGATCCAATGACAACCTACAACTTGATGCGACAGGCACAGGTGCAGTTGAAATGATACCTATTAAAATAATGATGGCCAACTTACCTACAAGTGATCCAAGTGTGGCAGGTCAGTTGTTCAGAAGCGGTAACGATCTTAGAATTAGTACAGGATAGTAAATGGCCCAGGAGATCATCGACATAGGAGCTCAGGCAGATGATGGTTCAGGTGACACTATCAGGAGAGCCGGCCTAAGGATCAACACAAACTTCACAGAAGTTTATGCACTTCCGGCACATTTGGGTGATATAAAATTCAGAGGAAACAATATTACATCGGAATCTTCAAATGCGGACATAGTGCTCTCACCTTCGGGCACAGGAAACGTGGTGTTCCCTACCCTTACTTTCGAAGACAACAATATAAAAACCACCGGTGCCAATCAGGACATACTAGTGAAGGCCAATGGCGCGGGCAAGGTGATCATAGGTGGAATTGGTTTCAGTGGCACATCGATAAGTGCACCAGATTCAACAAGTGTAAACATAAATGAAAACTTAATAGTGGACGGCTCCGGTGCCTTTGGTGGTACATTCGCATTCAGTGGTGCACAAACATTCCCAACAGGATCAGTTTTCGGAACACAAACATACGCAAATGGATCCATAACTGATTCAACAGGTGCCATTAGTTTTGGCAATGAGAATCTGACAACAACAGGAACACTGTCAGCCGGGACTGGATCAGCCCTTGGCAATATTACATTCGCAAATGGCTCTATAACAGATTCAAGTGGTGCAATAGCATTTGGAAATGAAAACCTTTCCACAACAGGAACAATAACAGCCGGCTCTGGTTCCACTTTTGGTAACCTGACTTTAGCAAATGGTTCCATAACGGATTCAAGTGGTGCCATAAGTTTTGGCAATGAGAACCTGACAACGACTGCAACGTCAATTGCCATCAACAGCACACTTACTGTAGCCAACGGATCCATAACGGATTCATCAGGTGCCATAAGTTTTGGCAATGAGAACGTCACGACATCTGGTACAATAACCAGGGCAACAGGTTCAACGATAGGTAACCTAACACTGGCCAATGGATCAATAACAGACTCCAGTGGAGCAATCAGTTTCGGCAATGAGAACCTGACAACGACTTCAACATCCATTGCCATCAACAATACATTGACAGTGGCCAATGGATCCATAACGGATTCAGGTGGAGCAATCAGTTTCGGCAACGAGAACGTCACGACAACCGGTACCATTGCAAGAGCAACAGGTTCTACCATTGGTAATCTAACATTGGCCAATGGATCAATAACGGATTCAAGTGGTGCCATAAGTTTTGGCAATGAGAACCTGACAACGACTTCAACATCCATTGCCATCAACAATACATTGACAGTGGCCAATGGATCCATAACGGATTCATCAGGTGCCATTAGTTTTGTAAATGAAAATTTAACCACGACAGGCACGATAGCAAGAGCAACAGGTTCCACTATAGGTAATCTAACGCTGGCCAATGGATCTATAACGGATTCCTCTGGCACCATAAGTTTCGGAAATGAGAATCTAACAACGTCGGCCTCAAGCATGGCAATCAACAACACACTGTCTGCCGGCAGTGGTTCTATCACGGATACAACAGGTGCCATCAGTTTCAGCGATGACAATCTAACGACAACAGGTACTTTGGATGTCAGTGGATTGACCACACTCGGCAGTATGGCAACGGTGTCCGGAGTGACATCTTTCGCGGCCTCGACAACAGTAGACAACCTCAATTTCAATGACAACATAATTTCGACCAGTTCAAACGCGGATCTAGTACTGACTCCCGGAGGAACAGGAGTAGTCAACGTGAGTAATCTTACCATAGACTCCAGCATTAACCTAAAAGACAACGTGATTAAGGTCACAAGATCCAATGACAATCTTGTGTTGAATGGGAATGGTTCCGGTAATGTGGAGATCATAACCGGACTTACGACAGGCGCAGTAACCACAACAGGTAACGTTGTGATCACAGGTAACAAAACAATAACCGGACTACTTGACCTTAAAGGAATGCAAATTAAAGACAACACGATATCAACAGATGAGTCCAACTCAAACCTTGAGCTATCGGGCAATGGAAGTGGAAACCCTGTTGTTGACAAAGTCGAAATAACTAGCACCACAATAGACAATATTGTGATAGGCGCAAATACACCAGCGGCGGGAACGTTCTCTTCATTTCCAACATTTTCAAATACTAATGAGTTCGATGCGGCCGGGGTCAAACTAAAGGATAACACCATAACTGCACATAGATCAAATGACGATCTCGAATTCGAGGCCAATGGATCAGGGTATGTGAACATCAACGGCATCCTAAATCTGCCTAACTCAGATGGAACGGTAGGACAACTGATACAGACAGACGGAAGCGGTCAGTTGTCATGGGCGAGTTCTCCTATCTTGTTCGGTGTGTCTACCATTCAAGACACTTCTCAAACAATTACATTCACAAGTATTTCGGAAATAGATCATGTTACTGCTGTTGGATCTCACAACAGGATAGAATCTGGTACCGCAGTGCAGAACAGTTTTGCGACTTCAAAATATGACAGTGCGTGGTACTTGGCAGTCAACAGAGATGATGCCAGCGATGAGTTCGAAGTTATTAAACACTCCGTGGTGCATAACAACTCAAATGCTTTCATAACAAGCAGTATAAGGGCAAAGACAGGAACAAACAATCATGTCACGTCAACTGTTGACATTTCAAGTGGGTCTGTGAGATTGTTAGGTACAGGAAATTCTCCAGAGAACTCAGTTTCATTCTACAGGATAGGACTGGGTGATGATGACTCCACAGGATATTCCGGTGAGGACGAAGCGGCCGTCGTGATCAACACAGACGTGGACAGTGCAAGTGAAGTAATTGACTCATGGGCACACGGATCATTCAGGGGAGCCAAGTATTACATCTCTGTGAACAACGCATCCAAAACAGAATGCAGTAACATAGAGTGTAATGTGGTACACAACGGAACAACTGCTTTCATATCAACATACAACATAGTTAACACAGGTAACAACGATCTTGTAACCTTGACTGCGGCCATAAACGGTAGTAACGTTGAGGTCAAAGCGGCCGGTCTTGAACCAAACCTAAGAGTACACGCATACAGGATCATACTAGCGGACAACGAGGCAGACAGGAGTTCAACAAACATCAACGTGATAGGAGATGTCACAGTTTCCAGTTCGACAACGACTCTGGACACTTTCAGCACTGGCACATACCAAGCGGCACACTATGTGATAGTTTCTCACAATGCTTCAGAAGGCCACTCAGCGATCTGTGAGGCGGCGGTGGTCAGTGATGGCACAAACGCATTCGTGACACAGTACGGACTTACGTCAACAAAAGGCACAGATCAAATTTTATTATCAGTCGGCCATGCAGGTAGCACAACAACACTCTCGGCAACTTCAACATCGGGTGGTTCTACAAAAGTAAACGCATACAGAGTAAACTTAACAAGGGGTCCGGGCACGTCAACTGCCACGACAACAATTGATTCAGTTAGTGCATCAACATTCAGATCTGCCAAATATAATGTGCAAGTAGTGGATGAGGCGGGTGGAAACTATGAACTGTTTGAGGCCAATGTCACACACGATGGTTCCACAGCCTACATCAGCACATTTGGAGCCGTGGGCTCTTCAACTGGGTTGATCACCATCACAGCAGATGTTGACAGTGGCAATTTACGACTGAGAGGCACAATAAATAACACTAACGATCACGTGGTCAAAGTAGTAAGAAGGGTTATAAACGCATAAACATGGCAAAACAGACACTTAACTTAGGAACAAACGCAAACGACGGAACAGGAGATAATCTACGAGCCGCGATGGAAAAAGTGAATGATAATTTCACTGACTTGTATAGTGCTCCTGGTATAAGCACGGATACACTTACATTCGCCGGTAACGAAATAACTGCTGTTAGGTCGAATGATGACATTGTTTTTAAACCAGCGGGAACAGGGGCAGTTTCATTTCCTGCAATTAGGATTAACGATAACAACATCGAGGGCACAAGATCAAACGAGGACATCAACTTGCTACCTAGCGGGACAGGTTCGGTGGTTTTTGGTGCCATATCGATAGCAGGAACGACGTTGAGTTCAACAGACTCGGCTACTATCAACATAAACGAAGGACTAATAGTGGACGGCACACTGTCAGTGTCTGGTACAACAACATTTTCAGGGGCCATTTCAGCAGGTTCAGGAACCACGATCGGTAACCTAACACTTGCAAACGGATCTATCACAGACTCTAGTGGTGCCATAACTTTCGGCAACGAAAACTTAACAACCACGGGCACAGTAACGGCGGCAACAGGTTCAACCCTGGGCAATCTAACACTGGCCAATGGATCAATAACAGATTCATCTGGTGCCATAACTTTCAACGATGAGAATCTAAGCACTACAGGTACCATATCAGGAGCAACAGGATCCACGATTGGTAATCTAACACTGTCAAATGGATCTATCACTGACTCGAGTGGAGCAATTAGTTTCGGAAACGAGAATTTAACCACAACAGGTCAACTGGTGGTCGGCAATGTAACACTTTCAAGTGGCTCCATTGTAGATTCATCAGGTGCCATAAGTTTTGGCAATGAGAATCTATCATCAACAGGCACAATCAACAGTGGCACAGGATCCACGATAGGTAACCTAACACTGGGAAATGGATCCATAACAGATTCATCAGGTGCCATCAGTTTCGGAGACGAGGACTTGTCCACGACAGGTACACTGGTGGTCGGCAATGTAACACTTTCAAGTGGCTCCATTGTAGATTCATCAGGTGCCATAAGTTTTGGCAATGAGAATCTATCATCAACGGGCACAATCAACAGTGGCACAGGATCAACTATTGGTAACCTTACACTGGGAAATGGATCAATCACTGACTCGAGTGGAGCAATAAGTTTCGGAAACGAAAACTTGTCCACGACAGGTACACTAGACGTTGGCAATGTCACACTTGCAAGTGGTTCTATAACAGATTCAAGTGGCGCCATAAGTTTTGGAAATGAAAACCTAACATCAACAGGCACAATCAACAGTGGCACAGGATCCACGATAGGTAACCTAACACTGGGAAATGGATCCATAACAGATTCATCAGGAGCAATAAGTTTTGGCAATGAGAATCTAACAACAACAGGCTCTGTTACATCTGGCACTCTTACGTTGGCAGGTGCATCAATAACAGATTCATCGGGTGAGATAGATTTCGGCAATGAGAATTTAACCACAACCGGTACTTTGGACGTCAGTGGATTATCCACATTGGGAGCATTGACTGTGACGGGTGCGACAACATTCGGAGGAGGAGGAATCACGATCGATAACCTGATACTGAATGATAACACCATAAGCTCTAGTTCGAACGCAGATATAAATCTAACTCCAGGTGGAACAGGTGTTGTTACGATGTCAAACTTAACTGTTGATTCAAACATCAACATCACAGACAACACGATCAAAACAACAGTATCAAACTCTAACTTGCAATTATCTGGTGGTAGTGGTTCAGGCACAGTTGAAGTGATCCCGGGACTTGTAACGGCGGCCGTCACTACGGTTGGGAACGTAGCCGTGACAGGCACAGAAACAATCACAGGTGAACTGAATGTTGACGCTGTGAAAATCAAAGACAACACAATTACAACAAACACCTCCAATGCTAATCTAGAGATATCGGCCAACGGAAGTGGAAAAGTCATCATGACTGCCCCAGACATAATTGGTGGCACCATCGATGGCACAGTAATAGGTGGATCAACACCGGCGGCGGGAACGTTCACTACATTGAGTACAACAGAAAGTTTAACCATCGACGGAGTAACCATTTCAGACAACACAGTCTCTACCAATTCATCAAACGCCAATCTAGAGTTGAGCGGTAGCGGCTCGGGTGGAGTGAGAATAAGTGGTTTCACTTTTCCAACATCAGACGGTTCCAGTGGACAGTTTATCACAACAAACGGTCTCGGAGTGCTTTCATTTGCAACGGCGGGTGTGTCATTGTCCCATTCAGATTTGGCAGACGCTACCACAACAATTGCCACTTCATCGACTAGTGTGCTGAACTCGTTCGATAAAACAGTCCATAGAAGTGCAAAATACTTTATATCAGCCACAGACGCCACAAACAGCAGATTTGAATTGCTTGAAGCCAACGTGATACACGACGGCACAACAGCATACGTATCAACGTTTGGGTCAGTCAGTGACTACACAACAGGTCTAGGGACCTACACAGTTGGAATAAGTGGTAACAATGTACAACTTAAGGTGACTAACATTACCAGCGATAGCATTGTGTACAAATTCCAACGTATAGCAATAGACTTATAATAATTACATTAGGTTTATAAAATTTTTAATAAATACCCGTAACAAAAGGAATTATACACTATGGCAAGACAAGGAATCAACATTGGATCAAGTGCAAATGACGGCACAGGTGATCCGTTAAGAACAGCATTTGACAAGATAAACGACAACTTCGTAGAACTTTACGGCAGTGACAATGACATCAACACATTAGACGCTAACCTTGATGTGAACAACTTCGCAATCACAACTGGTAAAACTAATGGTGATGTAACAATCACACCAAATGGCACAGGAAGCATCAAACTTGGTGCAATGAAGTTCGTTGGCACAACAATGAGTTCCGATGATTCTACACAGATCACGATCGCAGAGAACATACAAACAACAGGTACTTTGAATGTGTCTGGTGCGACCACTCTAGGTAGCACACTAGCAGTAGGAACATCATTGGCATTGGCCACAGGTGCAACAGTCACCGGGATCTTAGACGAAGACAACATGTCAACAAATTCTGCCACACAACTAGCCACGCAACAGTCTATCAAGGCATACGTAGATAGCACAGTCACAGCACAGGATTTAGATTTCGCTTGTGACGATTCAACTACCCTTTCAATTGATTTAGATTCTGAAAGTTTGCAGTTCTCTGGTGGCACGGGTATCACAACAGCAGGTACAGGTAACACTGTCACTTTTGCAATAGATTCAACAGTCACCACACTGACTGGGTCACAAACATTGACTAACAAAGTTTTAACCGACCCAACAATTAATGCGGCGACCATGACAGGCGCTGTTGCTATTAATGGAATCACACTAAACGACAACACTATCATAGCCAATGCCTCAAACGCAGATTTAGAATTAGACGGCAGTGGTACAGGAGCAGTAAAAGTACTGGCAAACGCAACAGTGGTGGGAACATTGACCACTGCGGATATTACAACAGTAGGTAACACAACAGTAAGTGGTACAGCAAACGTTGCCGGTGTTTTGACTGTTGAAGGTTCAATAAATGCAGACACAATCGTTTCTAATTCAAATGGTGATATTACTATTGATCCTGCTGGAACAGGTGCTATTGTATTGACAGGGCCAATCACAGCAACAGGAACACAGACAACAACTGGACAACTTAATGTTGACAACTTGAGATTAGACGGAAACGTTTTATCTGCTACGTCAGGTGGTATTACATTGACGCCTGCAACTGGACAGAACGTTACAATCGGTGGTACCAACACCAACTTGACGGCCGCTGAAGCCAACTTCACGTTGATGGAGGCGACAACTGTCAGAGCAAACTTCTTACAGAGTGACACAACCAACGCCGACTTGGATATTACCACGCAGGGTACGGGTGTTGTTAAATTAGACGACCAAACTCAACTTACACTGACAGGATCATTCCTGCCAGCCATACACACGTTCGTGGCAACGGACGCAGTAACAATAGCAGAACACGCCGGCAGAACTTTACTACTTGGTGAAGTTGGTGGTAACGCGGCATTGACACTGACACTTCCGGCGGCGACTGGAACAGGTGCTGTTTACAAATTTATCGTAAGTGTTACAAACACATCAAACTATAAGATACAAGTGGCAGATGCTACAGATACAATAGATGGTATCATGCTTTATCTCGATGAAGATGGAACTGCTATAACAGGTTTCCCAACAGTGGCGGCTTCGGACACAATCACTCTAAACGGTGGTACTACGGGCGGCATAGTTGGTGACTATCTTGAGCTGATTGACATCGCGACCAACCAATACCACGTAAGAGGTGTTATGAGGGTGGCGGCAGGTGCCAACCCAGCAACACCATTTAGTGCGGCAGTAAGTTAATAGTTAATCGTTGACAACACAATACAGTAAGTCTTCTACAACACAAGAATGAAGAGACATTATAACAAACATAGACAGTATAGGTCTCCACAATCAGAGATTAAACGGTTGGAGGAAGCCATACGGCGTGAGCAGGACACAACGGAACGTGAGTCTCTCCAACAGCATCTAGAACACTGGATTCGTACACAGAACGATAGCCGATAAATACCCTTGTAAGGAGTAAAGTAATGGCAACACCAGTGTGGACAACCACGGCAGGTAAAATTGCAACTATAGACG